TTGTTTTCGATTATCTGCATTATTCTATGATCCTGTACACCTTGTCGTATGAATCGCCAAGTGTGTGTTTCTCTATCTTGTTAACGTTCTCTAAGCGCACAAACGCAATGCGCCAAAAGTCATCGGCATCACGTATCTCATCTTCAGTTACCCACTTGTCTTGCCAACGTAGTACCCACATATCAACAAGCGTCGATATAGAAACCTTGCATGCTTCACGATCTAAATCATCGTTTTTCATCTTCAAGGGCGGGGATGCTTTAGCTGAAGAACCACTACTTATGTTTGTTGCGTGTATTTGTCTTACTTCTGCTCTTAGTTTATCAAGCTGTTCTGCATACGCATCGTCTGAGATTCCCATCGTTTACTCGCTTTCTGCAAACTGTTCGCTCTTAACACTCATGAGGCGATCTTTTAATCCTTCTACTTTTGTAAACTTATTCATGTGTAGCTGATCTGATGAATAGCACCTGCCGTCTTGTGGTTTGTACAACGAGCCAGTAACAGCATCCATCAACAACGGTTTCTTATGCTCGTCTGTAAGAATATGCACCGCTACGAGAACTCGTTCCATACCGCTAATGTCACCAAGGTATAGGTCTTTATCTTCTAACCATTTTTTCTTGGTCGCTGATTTGTTGCCACTTGTTGGGAAACAACTGTTTGCTTGTGCGCAATAGTAGTTTATTGATTTGCGTACACCATATGTGTTTTGAAATTTCATTTTATTGACCCATCTGCCTTTCGTTTATATGATCTATTTTTACTTGCGGGTACTGCTTTTAAGTTACTACGTACTGTTGTGCCACCTTTGCTCAAGGGCGTTTTGTGATCTACGTCCATACCATCACCCTTGTGTACTACACCTTCACGCATAAGCATGCGTCGTGCTTTGTTACGTTGCGCACGTTTCTTCTTAACCATCTCTGTGCCATCGTATGTTGCGTATTCTTTTGCGTAATTGCGCTTTGTTGCCATGATCATCTCCTAATGTTTGGGGTTAAACTCACAACTCTTAACTGGGCACCAACCGCATAGCGGTGTGCTTGTGGGATTCCACACGTCATTGTCGTATGAAGCGGCTAACTTGGCTACCCTCTCCCGATACCTCCACCAGTTAAAGTCCTTCTCCTCTACAGTCATCGTTTGTGTAACCATCGAGTTTTTCACAACAAAGAGCAGGGCAGAATTAACTTGGCGTATGTGGGGGAAGTGGGCAAACACCATCAAAGACATGAGCGTGAGTTGGTCTCGGTCGGGGTACTTGTCGTTGCCTGTTTTGTAGTCAACTACCCTAGCCTTGAGTCCGTCATCGTCAATGATTAAGAGATCAGCTATGCCACGCACCCACACATCTGCATCACCAAAAGCACAGGGGGTAAGGTCTTCTTTCAAGCCCATCTCGTACTCAGTCAGCTTGCGCCCTGTCTTCTTGTTAAGTGCGTCAAGAGTAGGCTGAATGAAGTCAAACTCAGGGGGTAGGGGTGTGCCATCTTTAATGTAAAGTTCGGCGGCTTCGTGTACTTGCTTGCCGTATATGGTGTGTACTGTGTCTGTGAATGGGTAGTTCTTGAGTACCTTAACTTCATGGTAACGTCTTGCACAGCCCTCGAAATCTTTGAGCCCTGAGTGACTCCATTTAATTTTCACCACGACTCCTCTCTTCTATGGCTTTGGCAAACGCTATTGCTGAAGAAAGAGCATCAAGCGTATCGTCAAGCGCTTTTCTAAGAAACACAACGGCTGTTTCTAAATCGGCTATGCGGTCTTTTAGTTGTTCGTTTTCGTTCATTAGAATCTCGCAGTCTTGATGGCTTGGTCAAGCCGTTGGGAAAAGGCAGTCACAAATTTCTCGTTATAGCTCAAGCTATTCTTCATGTCGTGCAGTATGGCGTGTGTAAGCTCATGCCAAAAGGTTTCGCTACGCTCGTCTTTGTCATACTTGTTGCCACGCACATCTTGCTTGGCTACGTCAATGCTGTTGTCTGCTCTATCAAAGCAACCCCTGCATGCTTGTTTGTTTACCCGTAGTGATACTGGTTGATCAATCTTGATCTTGGTCTTGCCGATTGTTACTTGCTTTGGTATTTTCATTTGGTTAGTTCCTTTATTTGAGTTATGTGTGGTAGTAGTAATTTTAGTATTTCGCTAGCGTTTCCCCTATCTGTGTAGGCTATACGCAAGTCTTGATTCTCTCGTGCGTTTGCGTAGCTTTCGTGGATGTCAGTAATCATCTGCCTTGCTCTGTCTATCCTACGTTGGCGTCGATTTAAATAGTTGCGAACCGTTGCCGTACCACACCGCAGAATGACAGCCGTCTGCTTAAGGGTAGCGCCATCTTTTTGCAAACGTCTTGCCGTATTCTCGCTTTCAGTAAAACACTCAGGGTTTTCGTCAACAACAGCCTGCAAGTCAGCTAAGCGTTTTTGATCTTCCTCCGTCATTTTGCTTCTCCGTATCGTTTGTTACAACCTGTTTCCGCATCAAGCGGTATCCCTTTCATGTATGGTGGGTCTGCCACCATTTGCTCTAGCACCCATGCCTCAGCTTCTTTGGCTTCGTTCTCAGGCACTAGACATACAACCTCGTCGTGAACGGTTAATACGCAGGAATACCTCTTTTGTATCCTGAGCATGCCGTCCGTCATCACACACCGAGCAACTGCTTGCACAATGTTTTCTACTACTTTACCGCCGTACAACTTCTTTTTATCGGCGCCATAATGCCATTGAACACGACCTTTTTCATCGGCGGTGCCAGTTAAGTTCGGGTATCGTAATGACAACCCACTTGGTAATCTTATGCTTTCTTTAGAAAATGTCAAGCACTTGTATGTGTATTCTTTACCTTCTGCAAGACTATGCTTGATCAACCCACCGCATAAATCCCACAAGCTAACAACAGGTTGTGCCCTGTTACGATAGATGTCGATAATCTTCTTTGACGCTAGGCTGTGAACCAACAACTCTTTGTCTGTACATGTGTGCGGTATGTTAGCTAGCATCTCCATGTTGCGCTCCCAACTGACAAAGGTATTCACGTCTTCTGTACTTACGCCCAACTGCTTGGCAAACGCTTTGTCGTACATGGTAGGTGGTGCGCCTAGAAAGCCTGTAAGAAGTTGTGCAGAAAAGCTAGCCCACCCCATGCCATAGCCACAACCTAGAAGGGCAGACTTAGCTGACTGCCTGAGATCGGGGTGCTCTGTTTTGTTGAGTCCCGGTATACCGAACATCTGCGCACCAAACGCCGCATACGCATCCTGACCCGACGCAAAGATTTCAAGTAGGGGTTGATAGTCTGCGAGGTACGCAAGAACTCTTGGCTCAATCTGCGAGAGGTCGCATACGACAAGGGTGAAACCTTTCGGCGCACAGATAGCCTTGCGTAAGAAAGACCCCCGCTTGAGGTTTTGTAGATTAAGCCCCGAACCCTTGGACGCAGACCAACGACCGGTGTGTGCGCCGTAGTAGTGGAGCGGTACAGGGAGATTACCCTTTTCTGCAATGTCAACAAAACGTTGCGCTCTTGTACGCTCAAGCGTGCTTTTAACTTTGAGACGCGCCTCACAGAGTAACGCAACATCTTCATTATCGGAATTGAGTAGCGCTTGGAATAGGGCGTCGTTCTTGGCAAACGCATACGCTTCTTTACCTGTCGTCTTGCTAATCTTCTTCGGTGGCGTAACTCCAAGTTCAAGCAATACATTTGCAAACTGTTCATTACTTGCAAGCGATGTCTCTTCAATCCCAATCTTTTCCAAGAGCGCCTCACGCTTTTGCCGTTCATCGGTAATCGCTTCATTGAGCATGTCCTTGTCTAGTTCTAATGTGGGGTTGGTAAACATCCTGAGCGTCATGTCGATTAGCTTGAGTTCTTTTAACGGAAAGCCACCCTCAACTTCTTTGGCAAGCCGTTCCAATATCTGCTCACACAGCCACACGTCATGCTTGCAGTACTCAGCAAGTTCTTGCTCTATCTCAGGGGTCAGAAACTCCAAGCCATCGCTACTAGCCACAGCCTTACCCTTGGGTGGCAGTTCGTAGTATTCAGCTAGCGTTGCCAAGCCATTGCCCCCATCTACACCACGCAAGGCACGAGCCATCGAAAGCGTATCAAAGATAAAGCAAGGCTTAGCCCTGTACACCCATGAGAGAATTGCCACATCGAACTGCGCATTATGCGCAACCACCGCCGTCCGATCCCAATCAATAGACTCGATCCATAGTGGTATGTCATCGTGCGATACCCATGTTGGTGGCTCGTCCTCTGCAACGTCTTTATACGCAAGACCAAAGGCTTTGAATCGTGGGTCACGTATATACTGCTCAGTCGTTAGTTTAGAGAGCGTGTACTCTTTTCTATCCCAACGTGTTTCAAAATCAATGACAAGTATTTTGTCAAAAGGTGCGCTCATTATGTCCTCGGTAGTTGTCCGCTAAAGTTGTAAGTGCCTGTATGCACCAAGTTAACCCAAGGCGCCGCATAAACTTGAAAGCCATGTTGTCTAGCCAATTTGCAAAAGTGATAATCCTCAGATAGTAGGCGGTTTGTTTGTTCGTCGATACTAGTAGCAAAAAATTCATGGATAACTTTCTTCACAGGGTTAGCGTCAATGGCAAAAAACATATCGTTGGTATAAGTTGGTACCTCGTTTTTTAGCGATTCAAATACTTCACGCTTGATTAACATAAAGCCTGTGCCACCATTCTCAATCTGCATAGGCGCATATAGCTTGCCTTCTTGTGCATTAGCCCCACCCACTAGATTTACTACAAACGAACCTGTGTGATTGGCTAAGTCTTTAGGCTCGACTCCTTTGGTAACTGCTTGCGCAACGGTGAACCAGTTGATTTCTTTCTTAGGGTATATGCCACAGATAATATCTTTGTCAGCGTTTACCATGCTCACAATGTCTTGTGGATTAAAACTAATATCCGCATCAATAAACATTAAGTGCGTAGCTTCAGACGCTAAGAAGTCATACGCTAAGCTATTGCGAGCCCTAGTAATTAGCGATTCGTTTTGCATATGCGCATAGTACAGAGCCATGCCATTTTTACTACATATACCTGCCATGTTTAATAACCCAAGGGCATAGCCCCCTGTGCATAGCCCACCATACATCGGTGTAGCTACAAATATTTTTGCTTTCGTTTCTGACATTATTAAATTCTCCATGGAAAAATGTTATATACTTCTTGCATTCTTTTGTTGCCGTTAATAAACCAATCTACCTGCCCTTCTTTTGTTACTCGGTAATTTACTGTGTGCATACCTGTACCACCAAACTCATGGTAATCAGAACACATAGATACTGCTTTTCTGTATAAAGCCCTGTCGCAGTTGTAGCTAGGTATTTGAAAAATGTCTGCTATCTTTAGAAGAAACCCTGTCTTAAAACAATAGCAGTTCATGTCCACTAGAGGTACGTGTTTGTAATTTGGATATACACCCAAGCTATCGCAGTTATCCTCGCAAATAAAATTACCATTTGCATCTACTATCTTGCGCAATGAGTACGCCCACTTTAAATTGTGGTGCTCAACAAATTGCACCATAGAGTCTACGTGATTAGGCTCGTACCAATTATCTTCATCAAGGAACATGATGTGATCGGTATTAACTAAATTAGCCATAGCCGCATAGATGCGATGTCCATAGAAGCGCCCCTCGTACTCAGGGTTAAAGTGCCTTGGCGGGTTGCCTGTGTTCTCAGGCACAATCATTATTCTTAAGTTAGGGTGGGCATTATCTGTAACAATCTTTACTGCTTTCTCTGCGTATTGCACACCATCAACTACTATGATGTGTTCTGCGTTCTGCGTGCTTACACTCTTAATGGCTTGTGCTAACGTATCCATGCCTGTGGTTGGTGTGATTACTGTTACACTCATTTCTCTTGTGCCTTTCTTGCTTGTTTAATCTCTTCTAGCATCTTTTCCATCAAGTCTGCGCAATAACCCATAAAAGGAAATTTGGTTGTTCCATTAGCAACACTACGTGCCAACCCAATAGTATTTTCAACTGTTCGTATGCTCACCTTTCTCATTTCTGAATCCTCTCCCACAACTCAGACAACGGCATCCCTTTAATCTCTCTCCAGCCAATGTGTATACAGGCATACATAATGAACAGAAAGAACGCAAAGACCACAGCAAAGATCAGCACCGCACAGGTGGCTACGAATAATGCAAACATGTTAAGTATCGTTACGATCAAAATGGTGCCTCCCCTAGCATTGATAAATCAGGTTTTACTATTGGCGTACGCACGCACTTGAATGTCCAACCATCACGCTGTTGCACAATCTGTTGTGCTTCTTCTTGCCTAGCAACTGTGCGCATGAGTTCTTTGTTCTCGTCGTAGATCATGTACATGATCAATGCGCCATCAAAAGTATGGTCAACACAAACAAAAGAAACGCAATGTATATACGCTTGAACCAATACTCTTTATTGAGTATGCGTGGGTCTTGAATCAGATAACTCTGCAACTCTAACATGTCGTCGTCACGCTCTACATATGGTGGGTTTACCAACTTGTTGAGATACACTTCGTTGCCAATCTTTATCTTGCCGTTGTTGTATGGTGTGGCTTTCATTGCAATGTCCTGTTCTTTAAGTCGTCCATATGGCTACCGCATACTTCACTCGCCGCTTCTAGTAAAAGCGCAGGTACCTCTTCTTCAGAGATGTTTAGCCCATATACTCTTACTGTATTTTCTTTCTCGTTGACAAGCACAACTACTGCGCAATGATGCGCCTTCTCCACAGTACATAGCTTTAGTGCGTCTTGCACCATTTGATACGCCTGTTCCTTACTCATGATATATCCCTCAATAAAATTGTTACATCAGATATGTTGTCTTCGTTGACAACAAGTACCTGCCCATTGGCTTCTCTTATTTTGTTCATCTCTGCTTCTTGTAGTGCAGTAGGTTTGTTAGTACCTGCCTTACACTCAATAGCAAAGAACACACCCCGATAGCAACCAACAATATCAGGAACCCCACTACGCCCATAGCCACCAGTAGCAGGGAAAAAATAATAAGCGCCACCTTTCTTAAGTACATCAACTACCTTCTTCTTTACTTTGGCTTCGGGGGTCATAGCGTTTCCTCACTTCCTCAAGACGTTGTAGACAAATGACGATTAAGTTAAGTTGGTTCTGTAATATCTCTTGCTCGTTGTACTGATACGCCTTGAGCGCTATGATCACCTCAGCTTCAAGATTACATAACGCAGCGTTCTCTCGCATCATTGCGAGTATCTCAACCTCTGACATGGGCATGCTTTAACTCCTCTAAAAAAACCATTCCCTTACCTGTTGGTGCAAACTCACGCAGTCTGCTGTCGTCTGATTTAACTGTATGCACAAACTTCTTGCGTTGTAGTTCTTTAAGATACTTGTGCGCAGTCGATGGTGACATAGCGTTTTGTTTCTCTGCTAGTAAAAGAATACGTGATGTGCTTATCGGTTCTAACGAACTAACCATACCCAAGATGTACTCCTCTTGCATGGTAAGGTGATGCTTGTCACGAATTGATTGTGTCTTAAATGTGTTCACTTATTCCTCCTTAAAAATCGAACTTACTGAGAATACCATCTACTTCTTTCTTGATGTCCTGACGTGTTGGCATATCCTTGCGTAAGTCCTTGACATCAACCCCGTTGATTATTTGCTTCAACGTCTTGCGTGCTTCCTCGATCTGTGGGTCGTTGATTATATTCAACGACGTAGCCAAGTCACACAGTTCATGTGCAGTATCTAGCAACGAGTCGTGGAACTTGCGTGGCTTGACCTCACCTGCAATCACGTCAACCTCTAGCCTGTCCGACATACGCTTGAGATGTTCTACAAGCCGTTGCTTAAAGCCGTTAATCGCTGACTCAATACGCTCGTCTGCCAACTTCGACAGCTTGTTCTTGAGTTCTACCTGTGCGTCATTGCCAACGTCTACCCTGAAGTCACCCGATGCAGGCACAGGCATGTAGTTGGTATTGAACTTAAAGCGATGCTCAATATCATTTGATGCAGGGTAGTCGTGTCGATTGAACATGTCACCCAATGCCATAGCTTGCGCAGTAATCAACGAGGGGTAGACAGTAACGAACTCTTTAACAAGCCCGTAGAACTTGTCCTCGTACTCTTGCATCTTGGCATTGAACTCCATGAACTTAACGCTTGGCAACAGGCGTATACCCGAATCACTCCATGGCAACGTGTTGTCGTAGACATAGCTACGTGTTTCTGTGACGTGCTGGTTGATCACTTCCAACTCGCTACGCCCTGCGAACAGGTGCTTGTTTACCCTCGCCGCGCCTTTATCTTGCGCCTTCTTGTTGCTGACTAACTCCTCGGTCGTTGACTTGTCCAACTTCCTAGCAGTCCATTGTGAAACAGATAACTCTATCAGTAATGCGCATGTGTCGATGTTATATCGTGTCATGATTTCCTCGTTTGGTTATAGATTACTTAATGCCCAACTGCGAAAACAAATCGTCAAGATCATCTAGCTTTTCTGTGCGAGTCAGTAGTACTGACTTCTTATCGCTTGATGTCCCAATCTTATGACAACCATTACCCCACTCTTTGCTTGCGATTGATGATGTTGAACCATACACCGAATCCAAATCAAACTGCCCGATAGGAATAGTTACAGTCTGATTGACACCGCATGATGCGATATAGGGTCTGACGTGTGTGGAAAGCGATCCATATGGGTACTTCGATGGTGCTTTCTTCTGCTTGGCTACTGCTTTCACGTCGCCATGTAAGTTACCCTCTGCATCTTTGATTGCATACTGCGCACCGATAGCGTTGAGTAATTTGATTGCGTTGGATAATGCTTTCTCATGTAATACGGAAGTTCTAATTTGTTTCATAATGTCCTCGTTTAGTTTGAATAAATATGTACTGCCTTACCCTGCGGTGGTGTGAAGTGGTCGTTGTCAACCACGCCCCATATCGCAGGCACATCTACTACTGCATTGCTACCATCAAGGTATCCGTCTGTAAGCCAAATGACACCCTTGGGTTGGTACTTCTTGTCACGAATGTATTGCACAACGCACTCAGGTGTTGTGCCACCGCCCCCCTGTGGAGAGAGTTGATGACCGATCCTCTCGTACTCGTGTGGCTTGAAGACTTGCTCACCGCACACAGTCGAGTCCCACCAAATGATGCGTACTGAGTCAGGCTTGACGTTCTCTGCGATACGTGCGATCTCACCGAACACAGTAGGGTAGATACCTGACATAGAACCCGATGTATCACAGGCGACAATCAACTCGCCGGTAGCCTCAGAGAAGTGAGAGGGCATGACAACACCGAGGGGTAGTAAGCGTTTGTTAGGTGGTGCAAAGCGGGAATACTCATCACCCTCGCACAACGCAACAACCCACTCAGTCAGATACTCACGCCAATTAGTGTCACGCTTCTGTGTCGCACGATCGAGTGGGCTACCGAGTGAGTGCTTACCTGCCAACTTGTTGGCAAGGATCTTGCCCTGACGTACTGCGTCGTCGATCTGTTGACCTGTGACCTTGGCTTCTTCCTCAGTCAACTCACCCATGACATGCTCGTCAAAGGGCTGATCACCATCGCCACTACCACCAATCTCGTTACCTTTCTCATTACCCTGACCACCACCGCCACCCTTCTTGGCTTTCTTGATCAAGTCTTGCAACACCTCAACGAATGACCACCCCTTGTACTGCTTGTCACAGAGCGGTGCAACAACTGCACATGGCTCGATGAATGAGTACGTCGGATCCATCTCCTCAAGCATGTTGTTAACGACATGATCCATAGCCATGTTGGATAGGCGAGGATACTTAGTTACCAACGGCTTGTAGAGCGTGCAATGTTGCAAGGCTTTGTGACCCTGCTCGTGTAGGCATAGATAGCGTAGTTGCTTGCGATTCTGTGCCATCAAGAACTCGGTGCCATACCATACGTCACGACCATTAGTACCGGCGGTGGGTATGTCGTCGTTGATCTTGACGTCGCCAACATAGACGACACCCGATAAGGCGGCGAAGTCTTTGTGGTTGCTGACATCTACGTGAACCGCAACGATGCGATCGTGCGGGCTTAGTTTTTCCCATGTCTTAGACATATGTTTTCCTTTCGTTGATTACTTGGTTGTGAAGTAAATCTTGTTGTCATTCATCATCTGTTGGAACGGCTTGACTGTAACGAACAGCGATGCACGAACAGAGTTGGCAATGTTGTTGCAGAACATAGACTGCAACTCGTTGCGATTACGTGCGACATACTCGGTGCATGCCTCAGCTTCCTCACGATTACCTGTCTGTGTAACGCACTTGAGTACAGTAATGATTTGTGCGACAGGATTGGTAGGGATAGGGCAGGTAGCAGGCGATGAGATTATCTTGCTAAAGGCAGGCGTTTCGTCACCGAACCGAATGTACGCACCCATGACCTCCGCACCTGCACGACCAATAGTACCTGTGAGTAATGCCTGCAACGTGTCGGTATCGAAGTTGTCACGCTCAGCCACGATGTCTGACGCTGAGTGCAACGAGCGTGGTGTGATGTATGCCTGTTGAGATAAGCGTGGGTTGAAGATCAGATCGTTGTGCTTATCCTGTGGTGTACCTGCATACTTGCCACCCTCCTCGTAGTCAAGGAACGAGTCGAACCAATTCGTGTTCTGCTCAGTACATGCAAGCACGATAGGATCAATGCCGTTGTCGATACCCCATGAGTACCACTCAGGTTGCGTAGGCTTACGCATGTAGGCAAACACCAAGCGATTGCGTAAGTGAGCCTGTATGTTGTCGCCCAATCCCTCGGTGCTAAGGTTAGTAGCACAGAACACCACGCTACCCTCAGCCATCTCGTAGTTACCAACACGTCGCTCGTAGACGATCGGTGCTAGCACGTCCTTGATGTACTGCTTAGCCTTGGCAATCTCGTCAAGGAATACAAGCGATGGCTTAGCGCCATTGATACCACGTTGATTAGCCTTGCTCACACCGAACCGCTCGTTGGGTAACTCACGAGATACGCCTGTGTCACGATCAATGTCAGGCATCCACACCGAACCATCTGACATCTGCGTGCAGTCAAGACCAACCGCAACGTGATTGGCAAAGTGTGGGTCTTTGCGCAAGGTATGAAACACCGCTGACTTACCGACACCATTCTCACCCTGTATGATGATGGTGCGCTTGTGACCAACGTGCTTGATTGCGTTAACTACTTGTTTTGCATTTAGTAATAGCATAGTAATAAGTCCTTCGTTTAGTTAAGTAATAAATAATTAGTAGTGCTTTTTAGAAAGTATAACCTACTGCTTTATAGAAAGTACAAAGAAAATGCCCTCCTTTCTAGGGATATACCCTAATTAAAAGTGAAATCTATTTGGCAACGTGTTGCTAAACTGTGGTAGTGCCACCTTCTGTGACCCTTTGCCTAGATTGGCATACTTCATAAGGCGTGCGATCAGGCTCTTCTTATGTTCATCTGGCGTGATGGCGTTGATGATGTCGTTGATCTTCTCCTGTGCGTCAGCCTTCTCGTCAGGGTGCTTAGTGCCGTAGTACCCTTGGGCTTTCCAAAACAAACTACCGCTGTTGTAAGCCCCGTCGTTGTATACACGCTTGCTTGCCAACATGTTGAACGCATCTTGCGATACCTCATCAAACAACTGAGCAAAGCGTGGACTATCGAGCGACTCAGGCACCTGCATAAGCATGGCTTGCATCTCTCGCCGTACTGAACCCTCCAACTGCTCTTCACCGAACGGACCACCTTGATCGGAGTCGATCTTTACGTTAGCCTTGAGTGTAGGTAGCTTGAACATCTGAAGCGTGATGTATGCTTCGAGGTGTGCCTTGAGTGCTTTGCGTTTCGCCTTGTCCTCATCTGAACTAGCAAAACGATAGACATCAGAGTGCCATGACTCCTCCACAACGAGTTGGTCAGAACTATTAAAGCAAAGTACAGCCGAGAAGTCTTGGTCTTGATCCTTGTAGTACGGGTTAAGCGGTACTCTGACTACCTCACCTGTCGTGGTTGTGAGTGGCATGCCACCATAGATATGCGTAAACTTCCACATCAGGTGTATGTCGTAGGTTGCGTATAGCCCACGTATTGCCACCTCGTAGTTGCCTTGCTCGTTGGGTGGGTAGTAGCGTGCCACCTCATTCCTGTTGATCTTGACCACGTAACTGTTCGGGTCTTTCTGCAACATCAGCCATGACTCAGGCACACGCCGTAATGGGCGTTGGTTCTCGGCATACTTCTTACTGCGTGGTGGCTTGCGTGTGTTGTTGTACAAGGTGTCAAAGTGTTGGTACGTATAGATTGAATGCGTCATGCTAGTTTTCCTTCCTCTGTGAATTGGTAATCGTTGCAATCAAAGTGGTCAATCATCATTTCTTCGCTACATAGGTACTCGTACTCCTCTCTTAGTTTGTGATAAATATTTCGTGCGTAGTCCTTGCAAGACTCCTCAATGTCTTCGTCTAGCTTGGCTATGTTTGATAGGCGATAGGGGTTGGTGTCATCTGTGTTGACGATGTCCCGCACATTTGCCAATGACATGCCATCAAAGATACCCTGACCCTCAATGGTTTCTGTCTCAAGTTCAACCTCGTCAAGTTCATTGCCGTCATAAAATCGCCCATCAAACTGCACCTCGTCTATATCCATGGTGTTCTCATGGCAATAGTTGGAACTGCTTCGGCTTACCCTGACATGCTTTTCTATGTAGTCTTTGTTGACTAGGGCAACCAATGCGGATACCCCGATCGAGTCAGGTGCATTGGCTTTTAACCATGCACCCACATCAACCTGCCCTATCCACGATGCACCATCGCCTTGTGACCAAAAGCCTGAGAAGAATATCTCGTTGATATAAAAGCCCTTCTCCTTGCCATCTTCGATGACCATCTCGTACACGCCGTCATACCACTCATAGTCCATACCTTCGAGATACCATTGGCGTGCTGTTTCCTTGGCACTATCGCTTAGGTCTTGGTACTTGTATGTTGTTTCGGTTTCCATCACACCTCCTTCGCTTGTTTGGATAACTCGTCAAACTGTCGCTTACTGTACTTACTCCGCACTTCTGCTATGCGGTTGTGCAACTCTCTGTCGGTAGCAAAACGCTTAACTGCATCGGGGCGTCTTGCTATCCTTGTCAGTTCTGCCATGAACAACAAATCTTCTTGGTTCATACACCCCCCTTAATCAAATGTAATGCGTAGATTCTGCAACTTGTTGCTAACAATCTCTGCTAGCCGTTCCTCAACCATGTCTTTGATCAAGTCTTCGGCAATGTCCTCGACCTTGCTCTCTACCTCGGCGGTGATGTCGACATGGTCATCAAGACAGAACGAATTGCTGAAATAAGACTCAACGGCTGACTCAATTTGGTAGTCAAAGTCCTTGTCATCAACCAACTCCTCAGCCTTTTCATGCACCATCTCCTTGAACCATTCGGCTTGTTGTAGCGTTGTGCTCACGCAATCTTGCAGGGATTTCTCTACCCCCTCGGTGGGAACATTTGTTCCCTTCTCCTTGATGACCGAAGCAAGCAGGTGTAGTTGGGCAGATATGGTGTTGATGATCTCATCAAGATCGGGCTTGGGTGGTGTTGGGTCAGGTGCGTTTACTTGGGGTGCGTCAAATACGGCGGTCTTACCTTCCCCTATATATCCAAACGGCACGCCTGCCCCTAGTCTGCTCAGTGCATCCATAGCTTCATCCTCCTCTTTGGTTACGGGTATGTTGTTTAAGTCCTGCATTGTGAATGTGGTCATGCTGTTTCTCCTTATCTGACTGTGATTGATTGGTTGCGAAACTCTTTCTTCTCGCCTAGATAGCTAGCGTCAAAGCCATACACGCCCGACAACCCCGCTTTTTCTACGAACTTGCGTGTGTAGTCGTTAGTTGGTACTAGCCCCGTTGCTTTGTGCCCTGCTGTGGTGGTAATTTGGGTTATCCATGTAAATTTCAGTACTCTTTTCATGATTACTCCTTCGTGTTGGTTAGCATTACATGTACTTCTTCTTCGAGATCAAGGATCTCATCTTCATCTAGGTCAACATAGCAAGGCGTCAGGTCATACTCCCACCCACTTGCTTGCTCGTTGTCCATATCGTAGTTGTAGTAGGCGTTGATCTTTGTGCCTTCTATATCAATGACATACGCCTTCCTTACTACCATACCTACCAATACAGGTTCTTTTACTCTTGGCATTTCAATCTCCTATGGCTTGGTTAAACTGCTCGGTTATACATACTTCTATTTCTTCGTTACCATGCTTACTTCTAAATGTGACATACGCACTACCCTCGTACACTTCTAGGCGTTGGGCTTCCCACCCACCCCATTCATTGCTGACATCTAGGTCAAAGTGGCGGTCAAAGGTTACTGACCTAGCCCCTGCCAACCCACCAACGACACTTCGTGCCATCTTGAAAGCAAGCACGCCCTCATCATGGATCGTTACATCAATCCACTCAGGTGATTCGCCGTACTCTGAGCCCACATATATGTCCTCGGTAAACTCGATCTTGTGTGGGCACTTGGCTTTAAGTTCTTCCCACGCCTGATTCCAATCGTCAAGCGAACTATCTGTTGGTGGTGTATCTGCTAGCCACTCGTTGTCCTCCTTGTGCAGATACATATACCTTCGTTTGTTTGCCATACCTACCCTTTCTCTCTTGTTATCACATCAACCAACACCGCCAAGCAATACATCAGCAAGATGAACACTAGACTCGTCAAGCCAATGGCGATGAACCAACCGCCCACTTCCATTAAGAACTCACTCATCTAAAAACGCATCACAAAAGTTATTCACAAGGTCATCTAGCGTTTCTTTAACCTTGTCTATTATTTCTTCGCTGTACTTGTTTTCCCAAGCAACCAAAGCACTACTTACTTGATCGCACCTTTCCCACTCTTCTTCGCTATCATCTTGTGCTTCGGGTGCGGTCAGGCAATGAATGATGTGGGGCAAGTCTTTTCTAAACTCAAACTCGTCAAACTTAACGCCTTCGTACTCAACCATGTAACTCATACTTCCTCCTTGTCAATGGGTTTGTGCTACTTGTTGGGGACATCTGTCCCTACTTCCGATTCGTAATAACTAAGGCTACCGCACTCAGGGCATACAACTTCTGCTTCGTCTACCCCTTCAAGTTCATACTCGGCGTGGGTATTGCCTATATGTTTACAGTCCAAGCACTCGTTAGGCGTAGCATCATCTAGCACACCAACAAACGCCACGATCCTACGCCCATCAATAGACAGGCAACCCCGTTCTTTCAATACATCTCGCATATCACCCCCATACAAAGAAGCGTATCAACTGACAGATCAACATGATCGCAGTCAATACAACCAATAACCAACCATACTTATCGAACCAACTCATTACCAACCCTCCTCTTCAGACAAAAACTTAAACACCCTAACCTCAAACGGGGAAAATTCTTTAGCATCTACCTGAACATAATCATCAGGGTCTTCCCTGTCCTGCACCATTAGGCAGTCGCCAACCCCCAACGAATACTCCTTTTCAGCATCAACTATTTTCAACATCACGCACCTCCCGTATCCAATCAATAAACACCTCGCTAGGCTTGACCCAACGAGCCACACGCTTAACATCAGGCACTTCAATGGGGTAGTTAAGCAATAACCCCATGTCTTTATCAAACCCAACTAGCCTAAAGAACTCAGGCGTGTCGGGCTTGCGATACAACTTAATTACTACCATGCCCACCCCCTTTCATATACATCACGATCTGCACATCAACATCAATCTTCTCGCCTGCCTTGGCTCTGTCCATCAGGCGTTTCTTAATCTGTATTGCCTGTTCGTAGTTCTGCCTATGCTGTTCTAGCATGGCGTGTTGTTTATCTCGGAGAGAATTCTCTCCGCTTGATTTGTTTAGGTTTGCCCTGTATGCGTAGTATCTGTTTTTATATTTAGCAACTTGTTGCTGTAAGTTATCGTTCAAGGTCTTGACCCATGAGGTCTTACGCTTTTGCCATTCTTCTTTCATGACTCGGCTACGCTTTAATGGTATCGTGCGGTCGATCTCCCGTATTAGTATTTCACCAAGCACTCGCTTGATGTCGCCTGAGTTGATCTTGTTGCGTATTTGTTTCTTAGTCATGGGCTTTCTACTTTTGGTCATGAGCCAACAAGTTCTGCACCGCACGCTGTCAACGACTATGCCCTGAGAGATTGATGACCGATCCAACAAGGCACAGCTCTGCCGTTTAGTTAGCTTGCGTTTGAACGCATCAATGGGTTTTGTTTCACCACAATGGGTGCAAGTTTTCGTTTTGCTAGACATTTGTCTACCTTTTATATGCATGGTGGCAGACTGCCTGCCACCTCGTAAGCCTTATGATACCAAACAAAAACCAAGTTGCAACCTACCTATATACGAAAATTGGAGGACTTTCAGACTAAGTTTTTTTCTCATGTTTGCAGGTGTCCACTTTCTTTCTTACTTATTATTAGATAAAGATAATCTATATTTATATATATAGGTAGGTTGCAAGGTGGACATCGCCTTTACGCACAAGGGTTTGAGGGTGGCTACTATGTGTCCACTAGGGTATAAAAGGTAGACTATTGTCAACCACCCCACAAAACCCTGTTCTGTGCAACAAGTTGGGAACAAGTGTTCCCTTTTCACAAAAAGATCTTGTGTTGCTCTGCTAGCTTCCATGTGGTGAGTGCGACCCAATGATCCGAGTGTAGTTCACCATTACGCAACTCCTTGACCTTCTTGACCGCCGACATCATGGTGGAGAATGCCTTGGGATCGCCTTTGCTGTTGCGTACGAATTCACAGATAACGCCGTTGGTTTTGTATGCTACGACAAAGCATATGGGTTTGTTGATATGTTTCATGGTATTTCCTTTCGTTGGTTGATTAAGAATCTACTGCGGTAAAAAGGGTAGGACTAATAACTTCTTTCTCTGTTCTAAACCAAAAGGCTAGGCTTTCGTGTGTGCCAGACCTATTGTCAGACGGCTCGCTACTGAACCGCAGAACATACTGATGCTTGCACTTGTACATATCGGCAGGCTCAAACTTTTGGATAGGCACAAACACAGTACCCAAGAATGTGCAATCAGGGCAATCGTGTTCGTACAAAGGTGTTGCTAAGTGTTTCATTGATGACATGGTGTTACTCCTTAGTTTGATTGGTTATATTCAATGATGAAACGGACTTTCTCTCGGTCTGCGGTGTAGCCCTCAAAGTGTGGGCTGTGCCTGACCACATCACAAGCCCTTTTGATAACAAAGTCCGATACACCTAAATCGTATATCTCGCCTTGCCCGTAGAAACTACGCACATACTGATAAAACTCCTGTTTGTTTTCTATCATGGTATTACTCCTTAGTTTTTATATTCGGTTACTAGTTTGCTACCCTGCCATACCTGAACGAAACCGCAGGTCTTGGTAAGCAGGTCAAACAACTCCATTGCATCTAATTGGCTTTCTGCTTTATACCAACGGCTTGCACATTGATGCTCGATTTTGATTTGATACATGGTGATTCTCCTTTTGTGGTTAGGTTTGACAGAAAACAGAACCGCCTTGCGACCTCGCCCGCTTGGCTTGTCCTGTAATTTCTGTCAAATGCGTTGGGAACAAATGTTCCCTTTTACTTCTTGGCAAACGCTTGCTCAACAGCACGCAACACCTGAGCCTTCGTCATACCCCAAGACTTGATTGCCTTGGCTTTCACTACGATAGGATCTGCTTGCTTGCTCACAGTAGCCTTACGCTTGGTGATACTGTGGTACGGCTCAACATCTCTCTCCCATTGACGAGTGGCGGTATCGTCTTTGTGTATCTTCTTGCAATCCTCATGCTTGTAGAAAACCCAAGCACCCGAACTTGTTTGCTGATACCAAATGGTTCTCTTGTACTTCTCACCATAAGCCTCGGCATGGGCATGGGCTAACTTCTCCACAACATCTTGTGGCAAGAACTTCTTCTTACCCAATACGTTGGCAAGTGCGGTAGCCCAATCGAGTGAGCCGACAACAAACGATTTGTATTGATTAACTAATTGCATGGTAATACTCCTATGAAAAGGGAACATCTGTTCCCAAAAAGAAAAAGCCATGCGGTTGCATGGCTTAGCTATATCAACTGATTACTCAATCGATACCTCTATTATACCACAACGGGTTGTGGAGAACCCTGATTTGCCCTGTTCTTGACCCCACCCGATACCCACCCAATCGTTTTGCAGGCGTGTATGCACGGACACAGTAACAGTGTTCGTCACCCGCAAAATAAAAAACTGTCAAATTTTGTAAAAAAATAGGGGGGTCATGTCAAATCTTAGACATAGGTGGGGTACTCACGCAAACATATACACGCGGAGCTCTGCTTTACCAAAATTACACGTACGACGTGTACCGCTTTCCCCCTGATTCACGTGACGAATCAAGGTCAGTATATCAAAGGTGGGGGCAGTGACACCAAGTATGTGAAGCTAAAACGCCACCACCCCCTGCTCACGTGAAGAGCAAAATTAGTATACAGAAAAAAGCCCCCGGCAAGGAGTCCGGGGGCGCAAGGTGAGTGTGAACCCACGAAAGGAACCGCAGCCCAAACGAAGGAAAAAACTGCGGCAAGAGCAGTATACATAAAAAACTTTACACAACAAAGAAAAACCGGTTACACTCCGTGTAACCGTGTCAGTAGTACCCCGTGTTTTCCCACGCAACCAAAGGAGATTAGACACACGATGTTTTTGGAGCACCTGGTAACAGCGAAGGCAGCAGACTTCATCCCAGATCTTATACAAGATCCGGCGGCTTTCACGTCTTTAGACGAAGCAACCCCAGCGCAAACCCTCTCCGCACAGCATAAAACGAGCCAGTGGCTAAAGAGTCTTACCGAAGAAGACGACGAGATACTGACTGAAGCCCAAGAAGAAAAAACCACAGACGCATTTAACGCCCTAGTCACCCACGACCCTAAGGCAAAACAAAAACTATTAACCCTTGATCTACCAGAAGAGATAAAGTCAGCCGTTGGGATGGTGACAGCCTACCAGTGGAAGTTTATCGAGCAGGCAGAAGAGCTACGCAGTATGAGCGTGGCAAAAATAGTTAAAGAAACCGACCACCCCGACGCCAAAGTACGCTTAAAAGCACTAGAGTTGCTGGGCAAGGTTACGGAAGTAGCGCTGTTTACAGACAGAGTTACTGTAAAAAATGAAGAAATAAGCGATGAAGAGCTTGATGCCCGCATCAAAGAGAAACTGGGGCGCTATATGGGCGTCGTTGACATCGTGGATGTCGAGGAAAAAGAATGAACTACGAGTTCATGACCCCAGAAGAGGCGCTTGCAGCGCAAAAAGCGCTCAAGCACATGAACAAATACGAGAAACTTGTCTTTTTAGACGAGTTAACGCAAAAAGAACACAGACATCGGCTCAAAATGGCAAAAAAGAGCCCGATAGCGTTTGCAAAACGTGTATATCCGGGGTTCAAAGTGGGACCCCATCACAAAAAACTAGCCAAAATATTCCAAGACGTCGTAGACGGTAAAAAGAAACGGGTGATTATCAATATTGCACCCCGTATGGGTAAGTCAGAGTTCTCCAGCTACCTGTTCCCAGCATACTTTTTGGGTAACTACCCAGAAAAGAAAATCATCATGGGTACCCATACCGCGTCTCTTTCGGAAGACTTTGGTCGACGAGTAAGGAACTTAATTGAATCCGAAGAATATCAAGAAGTCTTCCCAAACACCGTGGTGGCAGACGACCAGAAAGCGGCGGGGAAGTGGTCTACTGGTGCTGGCGGTCAGTATTATGCTGCTGGTGTCGGCGGCGCTCTGGCAGGTCGTGGTGCTGACCTATTTGTTATTGACGACCCACATTCTGAACAAGACATGAAGGCGAACAGCCGCTTAGCATTTGACAATGCGTGGTCTTGGTTTCAAACCGGACCGCTACAGCGTCTCATGCCGGGTGGTGCGATTATTGTAATTATGACAAGGTGGTCGTTGTTGGATCTGACAGGGCGCTTAATTGACTACCAGATTAAAAATCCAGAAACCATACCTTGGGAAATCGTACAGTTGCCAGCCATCATGGACGAGGGCACGGAAAAAGAAAAATCGCTTTGGCCTGCACAGTGGAACCTAGAGGCGTTAAAAAATACGAAAGCCAGTATCGACCCACGGTTTTGGAATGCGCAGTACATGCAGAACCCCACGTCCGATATGTCGGCATTGGTGTCAAGAAAAGACTGGCGGATCTGGGAGGCAGAAGACCCGCCCCCATGCGACTACGTAATTCAGTCTTGGGATACGGCGCACGAGGTAAAGACCTCTAGCGACTACAGCGCTTGTACGACATGGGGCGTTTGGTATAACAACGAGGATAAGAACAGCCCAAACCTGATCCTGCTTGACGCGTTTAAAGAGCGTATGACCTTCCCGGAATTAAAAGCGACGGCACTCAAGCACTACAAAGAGTGGAACCCAGATGCGTTTATCGTGGAAAAGAAAGCAGCGGGTAGCCCGTTAATTCAGGAGTTACGTCGCATTGGCATACCAGTACAAGAGTTCAGCCCATCACGGGGTAACGATAAAATGGTGCGTTTGAATGCGGTTGCTGATTTGTTCACGAGTGGCAAAGTGTGGGCGCCAGATACACGCTGGGCACGTGAAGTGATTGAGGAAGTTGCAGCGTTCCCAGTTGGCGAACATGATGACTTCGTGGATACTACAACCCAGGCGCTTTTGCGTTATCGGCAAGGTGGGTTTATTAGCCTTGATACAGACGAGAGAGACGACGATCTTTTATATAAATACCGCAGAAAAGCTGCGTACTACTAGGAAAAATCATGAGCATAGAGAAATCACTATACGCAGCCCCAGAAGGCTTGGCTGCTTTAGAAAATCAGGAGCCCGATATTGAGATTGAGATCGAGGACCCAGAAGCTGTAAAAATTGAAATGGATGGTCTTGAGATCGAGATGCGTCAAGGTGACGGCGAGGGTGACTTTAACGAGAACCTTGCTGACGTACTAGATGAGGGCACGATTCAGAGCATCGCTGGTGATTTGGCAGAAGATATTAGTAACGACCTAGCCTCCCGCAAAGACTGGGAGCAGATGTATAAGGACGGTATTACGCTCTTGGGTTTGAAGTTTGAGGAAAGAACAGAACCATGGGACGGCGCATGCGGTGTGTTCCACCCGATGATTACAGAAGCGGTGGTGCGGTTCCAGTCAGACACCATCATGGAGACTTTTCCGGCAAGGGGCCCCGTACGTACACAGATCGTTGGTAAAGAAACGCCAGAGAAAAAAGAAGCGGCGACTCGTGTTGAAGAGGACATGAACTACCAGCTCACGGAGAAAATGCCTGAGTACCGCCCTGAGCACGAGAAGATGTTATGGAACCTACCGTCAGCCGGATCCGCCTTCAAAAAAGTTTATTACGACCCAAGCCTAGAGCGCCAAGTATCCATATTTATCCCAGCAGAAGATGTGATCCTGCCATACGGCGTCTCGGAAATTAACACCTGCCACCGCATTACCCACGTAATGCGTAAGAACAAGAACGACCTGTTAAAGCTCATGAATGCGGGCTTTTATCGGGACGTTGAGCTAGGCGAGCCTAGCCGGTTCACAAGCGATATTCAAGAACGCAAGGACAAAGAGACTGGGTTCTCGGCATCCTACGACGACCGCTTCGAGATTTATGAGTCGCACGTTGACTTGGATATTCCTGGCTACGAGGACAAAGATAAGGACGGCGAGCCTACAGGTATTGCTCTGCCATATGTGGTTACGATGATCCGTGGCACGGACGAGGTCTTGGCAATTCGCCGTAATTGGAAAGAAGAAGACCCACTGAAGTTAAAGCGTCACCACTTCGTGCACTATCAGTACATCCCTGGATATGGGGCGTATGGCTTTGGATTGTTCCACCTGATCGGTGGTTATGCAAAGAGCGCCACAAGCATCATGAGGCAGTTGGTTGACGCAGGTACGCTGTCGAACTTGCCCGGTGGTCTAAAAGCCAGAGGCTTACGCATCAAGGGTGATGACACGCCGATTAGTCCGGGAGAGTTCCGTGACGTAGATCTGGGTAGTGGCAATATTCGAGACAACATCCTGCCCCTGCCGTACAAAGAGCCTTCGATGGTTCTGTCGGGGTTAATGGACAAGATCGTTGAGGAAGGTAGACGCTTTGCGGCTACTTCGGATATGAAGATTGCCGATATGTCTAACCAAGCGCCAGTTGGTACAACGTTGGCGATTCTGGAGCGGACGTTAAAAGTGATGTCGGCTGTCCAAGCCCGTGTACACTATTCGATGAAGCAAGAATTGCAGTTATTGGCTGCGATTATCAGAGACTACACAGATGACGAATACACCTACGAGCCAGAAGACGGAACAGCGCGTGCTAAGAAGGCGGACTATAGCAATGTTGAAGTGCTTCCCGTCTCAGACCCAAATGCGGCTACCCTTTCCCAAAGAGTCGTTCAGTACCAAGCTGTTATTCAATTGGCGCAGATGGCTCCACAGATTTACAATCTGCCAGTTTTACATCGTCAGATGCTGGAAGTGCTTGGTATTAAGCATGCGAGTAAGCTGGTGCCGTTGGAAGAAGACCAAAAACCAAAAGACCCAGTAACAGAGAATCAGAACGTTCTTAAGGGTAAACCCTTAAAGGCATTCTCGTACCAAGACCACGAAGCACACATCAAGGTACACCAGATGGCGATGCAAGATCCCATCGTACAGCAACTTATTGGTCAGAACCCCATGGCGCAGGTTATACAGTCAGCCATGCAGGCACACATCGCCGAGCACGTGGGTTATGCGTATAGAAACAAAATAGAACTAGCCCTCGGCGTTGCACTGCCTAGCTCAGAAGATGAGCTCCCAGATGAGATGGAGAAAGAGATCAGTCGCCTCATGGCAGAAGCCGCACCGCAGGTGTTGGCGGAGTCCCAAGCCATGGCTGCTCAACAGCAAGCCCAGCAAAACGCCCAAGACCCAGTCTTACAGATGCAGATGCAAGAACTTGAGCTTAAGAAGCAAGAGTTGCAGCTCAAAGCCCAAAAACTACAGGTGGATGGGGCTGCCAAGATGGACGAGCTAGCCATGAAGAAGCAAGAACTTGAGGCTAACGCTCAGCTTGAGATGATCAAACTGGGTCAAAAACAGCAACTTGACGGCGTAAAACTAGGGGTAGAAATCGCTAAAAGCCGTCGGGAAGCCACTAAAAAGACGAAGGAGTAATACATGCAATTAGAAACGATGAGTTTTGCCCAAGCGCTAAGAGAGAAAATTCGCTCGGACATGAACAACTTTACAGACGACATGGCTAGTGGACAGTGCATTGACCATGCGTCGTATAAGGAACTTTGCGGGGTGATTCGAGGTCTAGCCTACGCAGAGCGGCATTTAATTGACCTCGCTGACAACATAGAGAAGGCTAACGATGAGTGAAGCTATAGCAGTTCCGGAGAATGAATTAATCCTGCCGCCGGGTGTAAAAGCCCCAGAAGTGGATGCAGAGTACGAATCAGCAGAAGTTAAGGCAAAAGCGCTACCAGAGCCAAAAGGCTGGCGGTTGCTGTGTGCTTTGATTGACCCTGACGATACTTATGAAAGTGGTCTTGTAAAAGCCGATGCGACCAAGCAGGTTGAGGAGTTAACCTCCCCAGTGCTGTTTGTCATCAAAATCGGACCCACTGCATATGATCCAGAGAAGTTTCCAGAAGGACCTTGGTGTAAGGAAGGCGACTTCGTTATTACCCGTCCGTATACAGGTACACGGATCAAAATCCACGGCAAAGAGTTCCGCTTGATTAATGATGATCAAGTAGAAGCAACAGTCGAAGACCCACGCGGAATTTCCCGCGTTTAACAGGAGAAAAATATGCCAGATAATGATGAATTTAAGTTTCCTCACGAAGCAGAGGAAGAGGCGCAAGCCGACACCGAAATTGATATTGACCTGTCGGCGGAATCCGATGTAGACATTGAAATTGAGGACGATACCCCTGAAATTGACCGCAAAGCCAAGCCGCTAGAGCGGGAAGTTGAAGACCCAACGGATGAAGAAATTGAGTCTTATACCAAGGGGGCACAGGCACGGATCAAAGAACTCACCCACGCACGTCACGATGAGAGACGGGCTAAGGAAGAAGCCCTACGGGAGAAACAAGAGCTAGAGCGCATGACGCAACAGATCTTGGATGAGAACCGCAGGCTCAAAGAGTATGTAAAAACAGGCGAAACGACATACCAAGAAACGCTACAGGCTAAAGCTGAAGCAGAGATGGAGATGGCGAGACGCAAGTACAAAGAAGCACAGGAGTCTTACGACTCTGATGCCATGCTTGAAGCTCAAGAAAATTTGACTGATGCAAAGATGAAACTTGAAAGTGCAAAAAATTTCAAGCCAACCCCTTTACAAAATTCAGAAAATGCAGTACAAACATACCAAACGGCTCCCGAAGCCCCTAGACTTGATGACAAAACCTTGCGCTGGCAAGCAAAAAACCAGTGGTTTGGAACTCCGGGATACGAGGAAATGACGGCCTTTGCACTAGGGCTGCACCAAAAACTAGTTGCTACCGGGGTAGACCCCCGCTCAGACGAATATTTCGATCGTGTCGACGGTCGCTTGAAGCAAGTGTTCCCAGAAGTCTTTAATGACGTAAAGAGCGCTAACCCGGTTAAGGCTGAGCCGACTAAAAAACCTGCGAATGTTGTGGCTTCTGCCACCCGTTCTTCGGGTGCTAAGAAGGTAATCAAACTAACGACTACGCAAGCTCGTCTTGCAGAGAAGTATGGTTTATCCCACAAACAATATGCTCAGGAAATTTTAAAATTGGAGGCTCAAAATGGCTAATAACCGCACACCTCGTGAACAAGAATCACGCGAAAAAAACCCAACTCGGTATGTTTACAAACCGCCGAGCTCTTTGCCAGATCCAGCACCAGATCCAGATTATGAGTTTCACTGGGTTGCGGTAGCGATCGCAGGACAATCTAACCACACTAACGTGTCGCAGAGGTTCCGTGATCACTGGGTGCCGTGTAAGGCAGAGGACTATCCAGAGTTGCAAGTACAAGGCAACAAGGATGGCAACGTAGAAATCGGTGGACTGCTTTTATGCAAGAAACCAAAAGAGATGGCTGAAGCCCGCAGAGACTATTTTGAGAAAAAAGCTCAACAACAAATGGAATCTGTAGACAACAGCTTTATGAAAAATAGCAACCCAAATATGCCTTTGTTTGCTGAGCGTAAGAGCACAACAACTAAAGGACGTGGGTTTGGTGATGGAAATTCTTAACTAGGAGATTTAAATGGCTTATCCAACCGTTTCAACTCCCTATGGCTTACAGCCAATCAACAGCGTAGACGGCAAACCCTACGCTGGTGCAACCCGTCAATTGCCAATTGCGAGTACTTATAACACTCCAATTTTTAACGGGGATATTGTTGCTGTAGTTGATGGGGGTACTATTGCACTATCAGGTGTTGCGGCTGACTCTACGACTACCGCTGCTAACTACACATATGGCGTGTTTATGGGTGTTCAGTACACCAATACTCAAGGTCAAACCGTTCAAGCTCAGTACTACCCAGGTAATGCTGCTGCTACGAACGCTGTTGCATATGTTGTGGACGATCCAATGGCTGCCTTTAAAGTAGCTGTTGTACACGCAAACAGCGTTGTAACTACTGTTAACCAAAGCGTTGTAGGTATTAACTTAGCGATCCAACAAGAGGTACCACAAGGTAACACAATTACTGGTGACTCTTACACTGGCGTTCTTGTTCCTACCGACAATCTTGGTAATGCAGCAACTCTGCCAGTTCGTTGCGTTGAAGTAGTTCCAGCAACTGCTACCGGCGCAAATGCCTTCACTGAAATTATTGTGAAGTTGAATAACCCACAAATACTCCGTACAACGGGTATTGATTACGCCGCTTAAGGAGCATATAAATGGCTATTTCACGCGCACAACTACTTAAAGAGTTGCTCCCAGGCCTTAATGCCTTGTTCGGTTTAGAGTACAAGCGCTATGGCGAAGAGCACAAAGAGATCTACGAAACTGAGAAATCAGAGCGTAGCTTCGAAGAAGAAACCAAGTTGTCT